CAGTAAGAGCATTGAACTTATCAGCAAGAGCCTGTGCTTCTAGCTTACGTTCTTCGCATCTTTCAGATAGTTTTGACATAAGTTTTAAATAATTGTACTAATGATACCTAAGAATAAACTTTTTTACCATCAACAACAGCTTTGTCGATAGCAGTAAAATCTTCTGAAGTCCAAATAGATGTTGTTTCATCTAACTTTTTGTAAGCCTTGATAATTTCAAGATGCTCTACATTACGCTTGATTTTATCTTTATACTCATCATCAGTCTCATCTGATGTTTGAGCAGTATTGATGACAGTTACGCTGTCACCAGCATTTGCAAAAATCTTCGCAATTTCATCTGTGGTTCTTTCTTCCATAATAAAAAGATAATTAATTACAGTTTACCCTGCTTCGAGGGCTGTGACTTTTACGGATAACTCTTTGATAGCATTTACAAGTATTGGTACGAGTCTTTCATATTTCATTCCATAACTCATACCATCTTCTGTAAGATTGCAAATAAGAGAATCATCATTAGATGAGCCAAAACCATTAGCTTTTTCTACCTCTAATGCTTCCTGTGCCAAAAATCCTATATGCAGTCTAGTTCTTTTCTTAGATCCATCAGGTGTGCCGTATGGTTCCTCATCAGTGCCATACCATGTTCTTCTATCCCATCTATAAGTAACTGGTCTAAGTGCTTCAATCCATGCCAAGCCGATGTTAAAACTTGTAATGTCTGTTTTATCTCTTGAATCTGATGAAGATATTGATGTGTCTGCACAAAAGAAATCTCCAATTTGATTATCTCCTAAAACTACGGTATCACTACCAGTTGTAATTTGACCAGATGGACTGTTTGATCTTCCTGCGTCAACACCAATACAAATATTATTGCTACCTGTTGAAATTCCTCTCCCTGCTTGATAACCCACAGCCACGTTTTGATTTCCAGAACTTAAACTTAGTAAACTATTAGTACCAATACCAGTGTTTTCAACACCTGTTGTACAAGTAGAATTAGATTGATAACCTATTGAAGTATTGTCAACTCCTGAAGTTATACTATCACCAGAAAGACTACCTACAGCCGTATTACTACCTCCTGTAGCAGATACAAGTGCTGCATATCCAATAGCAGTGTTATTACCAGCAGTAGTCATACCTTGTAAAGCAGCATGACCCATACCAGTATTATTACTACCACTGGTACATTCTCTTAAAACATCATGTCCAAAAGCACTATTTGAAATACCTGACGTGCAGTCTTCCAAAGCCTGTTGTCCAAACGCATTACATTTACCACTAGCTGATGTGTAACTTTTTAATGCAAACGTACCAAAAGCATTATTTTGAGTATTACTCGTCAAAGCTCCTAAAGCCTCATATCCAAAAGCATTATTCTGTGAACCAGTGCAATTTAATAAAGCAATGTGGCCTACGGCAGTATTATTACCACCAGTTACATTATTTCCTAAAGTACTATTTCCCATCGCAACATTATTAGATCCTGTAGTGTTCAGTCCTAAACAACTTCTACCAACAGCGGTATTTGAATTTCCTGTAGTATTTGCATCTAAACAATAAGCACCCACCCCTACAAGTGAAGTTCCTGTTGTGTTTTCTGATACGGCTTGAAAACCAACAGCTGTATTATCGTTAGCCGTAGTGTTATTACCAAGAGCAAAATATCCTAATCCTGTATTTCTATGGCCTGTGGTGTTATCTTCAAATGTATAAGCACCTAAACCAGTATTTTGAGTACCAGTAGTATTTAAAGTTAAACATGAAAATCCAATCGCTGTGTTATTTGCAGCCGATGTGTTTAATTTTAAAGCATTTTGTCCTACAGCAGTATTAGCTCCTCCTGTTGTATTTGCGTTTAAAGAGTTTTGACCAACAGCAGTGTTACTTCCTCCTGTAGTGTTATTTGCTAATGCTTCTGAACCAACTGCGGTGCATAATGCACCAGAAGTATTATCAGTTAAAGAGTTATATCCTATTGCTGTATTATTATTTGCGGTAGAAGCATCAAGAGCATAGGCTCCAACTGCTGTATTTTGTGTGCCAGTTGTGTTTGCTCCTAGAGATTCATGTCCAACGGCTGTATTGTTATCTGCTGTTGTATTAGCGTCTAAAGAAAAAGATCCAACAGCTACGTTGCCAGTTCCAGTTGTGTTTAATGTTAAGGCACTTCTACCAACACCAGTATTATTATTAGCAGTTGTGTTTGCAGATAAAGCAGCCGACCCAACTGCTGTATTAGCTCCGCCTGTAGTTGTATTACCTAAAGTAAACTGACCTACAGCTATGTTATTCGATCCAGTTGTGTTAGCTAGTAAAGCTGATTGACCAACAGCAGTGTTTTCAGAGCCAGAAGTGCTATTTGATAATGTTTGAAAACCAACAGCAGTATTATTGGCTCCAGTTGTATTGGCATCTAATGCGTTATTACCAACAGCTACATTATTTCCCCCACTCGTATTTGCAGACAGAGCATTATAACCAATACCCATGGTATTATCTGCTGTAGTATTGGCACAAGCAAAAAATCCAATAGCTGTAATACCATTACCACCAGTACCACCAGCATCTCTTCCTATAAAGATACTTTGACCACCACTTGTATAAGCTGCACCAGCATTATGACCAACAGCTACGTTATTTTCTCCAGTTGTGACTAATCTTAACGCATCTACACCTACGGCTGTATTCCTAGTTCCACTTGTGTTTTCTCTTAAAGAAAAGTAACCAACAGCAGTGTTATTTGAAGCAGTATTATCTTCTAAAGATGATTGTCCTACTGCTACATTAGCTGTTCCTGTTACATTTGTAGTTAAAGCATTGTCACCAACAGCTACGTTTTGTGAAGCTGTAGTATTTAACTTTAAGGCTGATTTTCCAATAGCAACATTTGAACCACCTGTAGTATTAGCACCTAAAGCATCATCACCAAACGCAGTATTATTATTACCAGTAGTATTAGCGTCTAAAGCACCTGACCCTATAGCAGAATTATCTGATCCAGTTGTATTTGCTCCTAATGAATTAAATCCTACTGCTGTGTTATTACTTGCAGTTGTATTAACTTGTAGTGCTTGATGACCAATACCAACATTATTAGATCCTGTAGTATTTCCATATAACGCATTTTTACCAAGAGCATTGTTTGAAGATCCAGTTTCATTTAGTCTTAAAGCTTGATAACCAACTGCATTATTTCCACCTCCAGTAGTATTTGCAGTTAAAGAACTAGCACCTACAGAAGTATTTAGCGTTCCAGTTGTGTTAGCTGCTAAAGCACTTTGTCCAACCGCAGTATTATTACTTGCAGTAGTATTATTATTTAAAGCATTTTGACCGATTGCAGTATTACTACTTCCTGTTGTGTTATCTGCAAAAGATTCTGAACCAAGACTTGTATTTAAAGTACCTGTTTGATTGGCAGTTCCGCTATTGAATCCAACTGCCGTATTATTATTAGCTGTAGTATTAGCATCTAATGCGTTTGGTCCTACAGCTACATTTTGAGTACCAGTAGTGTTTGCAGCTAATGCTCCATTTCCAATAGCTATATTATTTGACGCTGTAGTGTTTGCTCCCAAAGCATGATGGCCCATTGCAACATTAGAAGCTCCAGAAGTATTGGCATCAAGACAACTTACACCGATTGCCACATTAGAAGCACCAGTTTCATTTACTCCTAATGCTGAGTTTCCCACCGCTACATTATTTGATGCTGTAGTCAAAACTGAAAGAGCAAATCTTCCCACTCCAGTATTGTTTTCACCGCTAGTCAAAGAAGTTAACGCATTGTTTCCAATAGCAGTATTTCCTGTTCCAGAAACTGAAGCATCTAAAGCACTTTCTCCAAGAACAGTATTACCAGAAGCAGAGTTTGAACCTTTACCAATATTTACACCGTTAAAACTTGCATCATGGGTAAACGTAGCTTTTCCTCCGCTGTCTATTGTTAATCTTGTTGTAGGAGTAGCTTGACCATCAGCCGTCGTTTTAAACACTAAACGACCTGGCATATCATCAGCACCAGGAGTTCCATCTACTTGTGCTTGTATTTCTGCTGCAAAATTATTAAAGTCAACTCCATCTGAACCATAAAATCTTATTTTTCCTAATTCATCATCATCTTGAACAATAGTTTGACCTCCAAGTGTTGCATTACGAGATTTAGAAAAAGCAAATGTAGGACCATTATTATCAGCACCATATCTTCCAAATAGACCTGATGAATCAGCAAATCCAGTACCACTATTTTGTAAAGAAAAACCATTTCCAGATGCAGCTACAGAAGAGCTATGTCCAATAAGCAAACGACCTGAACTGTCTATTCTTGCCCTTTCTGTACCAGATGTACTTCTAAATCTCCAATCAAGTCCGCTAGTTAAAAAAAATGTTGCTGAAGAAGCTGAACGAAAATCTTGACCTGTTATAGCAGCAGTAGAACTAATAGCTCCTGTTACAGCTAATGCACCAGTTATATCAACACCTGTATCAGCAGTTAATCTTGTTGTTCCTCCAGCAGCCAGACTAACAGTATTCGTTCCACCAAATATTCCGCTATCACTATCTCCAAAATTTATAGCAGGTGCTGAATTAGAACCATTAGGCATGGTCAATACACCTGTTAATGTACTACCAGCTTTTGCTACATAATTAGTATTTGATGTGGTACGTTCTGCAACTGTTACTGCATTTAAGCCAGCAGGGGTTACAACTCTATTTGTAGCAGTTCCAGTTGTAGTTTCACTGTTTGTTGCTAGTTCAGATATACCCGAAACTGTAGTTGTAGCAGTAGGTGTTGATAAACTGCCTGGACCAAATATTTTTACAATACTATTATCACTGGCTCGCATAAAGCCACCAATACTATTTATATTTGCATTAACAGCTAATTCGCCAACTTCAGGTAAATCAGATGCACTAGGAGTACTATCCTGTACAACACTATTCTTTAACTTAATTTGAAGTGACATAGTTTACCTAGACTTAACTAAAGGATACATCAATTTAGTAAGTTCCTCCACTAATTACTGAAACATTGGCAAACTGACCAGCAGCTTGAAGTACTAATAATTGACCAGTAGTAGGACTTGATAATGTTACATCTGATAAATCATTCAAACTGGAAACACTACCAGGTCCAGATAAGGTATCAATTCTATCCCAGTTATCTGGTCCTACACATAAACACCAATCACCTGCATCAAAACTGGTACTTGGTACAACTGCCGTTCCGTTTCCAGGGGTTACACAAACAAAATAAGCACCAGTTAATGCAGATGTACCTGCTGGAATTGCATTACTTACAGTAAAACCTGCTGACGTTCCAAAGGCCGTAAGTGTGACTATTGTACCGTTACTAGCGTTAAATGTTCCGCAGAATCTGAGGTTTTCTTCTGCTAATCGTCCAAAACCAACAGAGAAAAAACTGTTACCGTTAAATATTCTTAATTGTCCTGTAGATTCTTGTAACCAAAAAACACCAGTTGGTAGGTCAGATATATCAGGAGATGCTTCTTGTATAAAACCAGTAGATAAGTTTGCCAGCTTATCCATAGTAATTGCATCGTTGGCTACAAAACTTGTACCAAACGTACCAGTGGTTATCTTTGTAGCAGCAAGATCGGGAATATCACCTGCAACAAGATCTGTTCCAGAAGTAACAATACCTTGAGCAGATACCGTTACTTTTGGATATGTACCTGCTGTTACACCACTGTCTGCTATAGATAATATACCTGTATTTGAAACAGTTAAAGGAGCAGAGGATGATGGTATTGATACCGCACCAATGGTTGAAGCGGTGGCTTCTGGTAAATCACCTGCTACTAAAGCTGTTGCAGCTGTAATTAAACCTTTATCACTAAAAGTAATTCCTGATATTGTTGCTGAAGTAACAGTATTATTTATTGATAATGCACCTGCTGCTGTAACACTTAAACCACCTGCTGATGGTACGCTTATACCTCCAACTGCTGATGCTGTAGCTTCTGGTATATCACTTGCTACTAATGCTGCTGTAGATGTTATTAATCCTTGTGCGTTATATGTAATACCATTTCTTGCAGAGGCTCCACCTGTAACTGCATTGTTTATTCCTAAATTACCTGATGCTACATTTAATGACCTATCAATATTTGTTGTGTTTAGTTTTGCTGCTGTAATTGTTCCATCTGTTATTTTTGTACCTGCAATTCCTGATGCTATCTTTGCGTCAGTAACAGCAGAATTAGCTATAGCTCCAGTAGTTACAGCATTTCCTACTATTTCTGATGTATTCACAGAATTTGCTGCTAATTTATCAGAAGTAATAGCATTATCGGCAATTTTAGCTGTAGTAACAGCATTATTAGCTAACTTAGGTGTAGTAATATTTAAATCTGCAACTTTATTAGTCGTAACAGCAGAATTTAATATAGCAGCCGTATCAACAGCACCATCGGCAAGCTCGCTAGAAGTAATTGCATTTGCTGCTATCTGATGAGAAGTAATGGTATCTTGAGCAATTTTAGAGGCTGTTATGGCACTATTAACAACAGCAGCAGTATCTACTGAGTTATCGGCTAATTCATTTGCAGTTACAGAATTAGTAGCAAGTTGAGTAGATGTAACAGAAGAAGAAGTAAGTTTCGCTCCAGGAATATCACCATCACTAAAATTAGTTTTAACAAAAGTAACAGCACTATTATTAATCTTATTAGTTGTTACTGCGTTTGCTGCTAATTTATCTGTTGTTACGTTTAAATTAACTATTGCTGCTGTATCTACAGAATTATCTGCAAGTTCGCTTGATGTTATTGCATTATGAGCTATCTGATGGGATGTAAGAGTATCTTGAGCAATTTTTGAACCAGTTATAGTTGCATCTGTAATTTTTGCGTTAGTAACCGCATTATCAGCTAAAGTTGCGGTAACAATTTGTCCTGCAGACAAAGGATAGCTAAGTGCTGTAGCTGGTATAGAAGCATTATCTACTAATCCAAAAGCACCTTGTACTAAGTTTTTTGCAGTTATTTTCTTAGTCTCTGTTGCACTTACATCAGCAACCGCAATCGGGTCTGTTGCTTGCAACTGGGCTGAACCTAATTCTGGTAATTGAGTAATCTGTAGATCAGCCATGTTAAGTACATCATAAATCTTATTTTAAGGATCTTCAAGTAAAATACCATCTCCATCCTCTTGCAATATCTTATCACTGTTTTCTAACAACAAGAATGATGGTGGAACTCCATTATGTAATTGAATTTCTCCGTTAGTTACAAATTCTATTCGTGCCTCTACCAAACCACCAGCAGGTACATTAACAGCAACATTAGTAACAACACACATTGATTGATACCACACACTGTTAGTAGATTGACTTGGATCGTGATAAACATAAAATCTTCCTTCAAAATCTGCTCCCTGCTGCATACGCACCAATAATTGACTTAGATAAACAGGAAAATCAGGACTTGGAAAACTTGTATCATTTTGAAAATTTCTGTGCTGCCATATTGTTTGTATTGTTCCCTGTCCTGATATAAGACCGTTTTCATATTGTTTTCTAAATTCTGATCCTAAATTAGTAATATCAACAGTGTCTCTTGTTGTTGTAATTTCAAATTCAGTAATTTTTGCAAGTGGTCTAAATCTGGTATTTCTAGTGTGTATTAATATATTTTTTGTAGAGGATGGTGCAGTTAATGTAAGTGCGTCTGTTACTTCACCAGCCAAAGCAGAGGAAAAGGTGTTATATAACTTTATCCCACCCATATCATCAATATGAATATATTTACGAAGGTCAGGAAAACTATGTCCAGACAACAATTCTAAATTACTTCCGTCAATAGTTTCTATTTCAATCTGATCTCCTGTAATTAATGACCCATTAACTTTTTCTACAGAAAATCTTTTCTTAGTTGTATTTACATCAGCAGGGTTTATGGATGTTTCTATTTCAGAGTTTAAGGCATCACGTTTTAATTCAATAAAACCTGTCGATCCAAAATATATGGACATTAGAACTTCATACTAGATGGTTTTCCGTCCGCTTCAAAAGATACATCTGCTGACATTACTTCTCCTACTGAATTTGTCATAGCAAAACTTGTAATTACTGCGTCAATATCAATTCTATGATTTGCGTCTACTTGTAATCTAAATCTTACTTTCGGCCTTTCACCTGATGTATCTGGCAAAATTTTACTTATAATTCTTGGAGAAAGATTATTAGCATTATTTTCAGAAGTAACATCATCTGCATAATAATAAATACTGCAAGATCCAGTAGTGCTAGTTATTCCTGAAATTAAAGTTCTATCAAAATCACCTAAAGAAACAGTTTCTAAAACTGACGTATTAACAGTAAAAGACCAAGATCTTACTTTAGCAATTTCATCAGCAGCAGTATCTATTGTATTAACCCCATTAGCAACAAAAAGTTTACCATCTTGACCTGAATAAAACTTAGCCATTGTTTTAGTTTAATTTTAAATACATTCTAATCCCCATCGAGGCAAGCGACAAATTTACATTGCACATTGGATTTACCAGGTCTGACACTTGTAACAGTAGGAGGACCATCAAACCTATATCTTAATTTATCTTCCTCTGTCATGCGATCAAGAAGTTGGTCTGTTGTAGCTGCACCAATAGCTGCAGTGGTTGATTGAGCCGATACTCCAGCTAAACCACCAAAACTAACAAATTGAAAGTCATTCGCCTGTGTTTGAAAAACAATATAGTCATACACACTATTAACTTTTTCATATAAATCTAAAATTTCATTAGCTTGTGAATCTGTAATATTTGTAAATCCTAAAGTTAATTTTGCATCTACTGGTTTATCACCATATCTAAGTACAGTTTTTGCACCATTTTGTGCAACAAATTCTGTTTGTGGGTATCTTCCAGGTGTGTAAGTCCTAGATGAAGGTTTTATATTTGGAAATTCTCTCTCAGTTGCCATTACAATTTTCCAAAGTCTTCCGATATATAATTTATTGTAGCAAGTGTGCCATCATCTAGTAAGGGAGCATGACTTGCACCAACATTTATTAAGCCCTCTTCACTATAAGCAAGAGATTCAACTTTATATAATCTATTAGATGCAGTTGTTTGTTTTACTGTAAAAACAGCTCCATGTAACTCAGATTTTGTAGTTTTACCGTTAACTACAGTAAAATTTGCCAATTCTTTTACTTCATCTGTTCCAGGTTTCCAATAGTAAATTGTTTCATTTGTAATGGGTTTGTTGCCGACACTTTGTACAACCCCATCAAAAGAAATAACACCATTTTCAAATCTATCGGTATGAGTAGCTTCTGAAATAAATCTTATATAATCACCAGGCTTTAACCCCGCTATAGCTTGTGGTGTAGTCTCAAAAGTAATACCGTGATCTACTTTTTCTCGAACTTTTAAAGCGTGTCGTAAAAAATCTTTAGCGTGATCCTCATTTGTGCAAAAATCAGACATATCAAATACTTCTATTGGAAGTTTTGCAGGATTTTCTTCATCTGCAACGTATAAACTTAATGATTCTGTTGAGGGAAAACCATTTTCTACTTCTTTTCTAAAATATACCGTTCCAATAAAATTTTGACGTTCTTCGGGAGATAAAAAGCTAACTTTTAAATTTTTTGTATTACCATCGGTAAATAATGCACAAACTTTGGGTTTAATTGTTCCGTCAATTTTAAAATCCGAATTAAAAGGAACAGAAGGAAACAGTGAAAACTTACCTCCAAGAATTGTAAAATCTAATAAATTAAATACTGCATTTTGATAAATAAATTCTCTTATATTTTGTTTGTCAGTAATTACACCATCCCAATAAAATCCATTAGCTTCACAAAATTTTGCAGCTATTATCATTCTTTCTTTGTCAACGGAAGGTGCTCCAATAGAATCAACAAGTCCAAACTTCTCTTCAGTTAAAAGAGCATGAACTATTTCTGCAAAATTATTAGTCGGACCAAAACCATCTGAATCAACCCCTGTTTTTAAATTTTTTGTATTACCATCTGTAACTGTTTCTCCGTTATCGTTTATCAATCTTTTTATTTTTAAACCATTTTTAATATAAACAGAAAATTGAGAAAAACTATTCCATTCTTTTGAACTACTTAATCTTAAAGCTATATTAGCAATTCCAGCTTTAGGTGTATCAAAATCATAGGTTGGACCGCTGCCTTCTCCTAAATCAGTTTGTTCATTAACATATACAATTTCATGTTCTGGACCGTCTAGATGACTACTTCTTTCTGCATCATATTGATAATAGTCATTTATAGCATCATAAGGATTTAAATTTTTACCTTTAGGCCATGGCTCTGTTACAAAGTCATTAAAGTCAGTAACAATATTTACATTTTGTATACCAGGAAAATCTGAATCTGCATTACCTGTTTTTGGGATAGTTACCTGATCTGAGTCTTTGTAATTTTTACCTGAATTTTTAACTTCCCACCTAGCAGCTTTAAATTTATTATTATCAGGATCTCTATATACTTTTAAAGTTACAGTTAAGTCCTGTCCAGAACCTCCATTAACTTGGTAATCATCATATATTTGAGGTATTACATTAACTTTTTTATATTCATATTTTGTCATTCCAAAATAATGACCTTTTCTATTGTTTTTAACATTATGAGTAAGAGATCCTACAAATGCTCCATTACAATATTTAAACCCATTACGTTTTATACATTTTATACCTGCTTTACTTTTTGGAACAAGTTGTACTGTATTTTTACTATAATCTACGGATTTTTCCCAATGACCTTTTTGATTTCCTCTGTCCCACGTAAAAAAAGTTTTATTACCTCCTATAGTACTTCTAAATACTCTAGCGTCACCTTTAGCAACAGCCACATTGGTAGTGGTTGTTCTTTCTTCGATTGCAACCCATCTTTTTTCTATCGGAATATTACCTTTTTTTGTTTTGACAAATTCTTTTACTTTTCCTTCTTTATCTGCTGTTGGCAAAGCACCTAAATACCATTCTGTGTTTGATACATCACCTCTTCTTAATTTACGATCAGTTCCCCTATAAAATATTTCATAATCTTGACCAACCGTTGAAACTTCATAACTTTCAAGATCTTCAGCAGCATTTAAAATTCTTACAGCTTTATTTTTATCAACAAAATTTCTTTTAATTAAATTACCTGGAAAAGGTAAAAATCTAAATTCAAATTCTCTGTCTGCACTATTATAATGATTTATTCTTATAAAATTATATTGAGGTTGAGGTAAATTACCTTTTATAGCAAATGGTTGACCTTTATCTATATATTGCCAATCTATATCACCAACACCAGCAATTCTAGCCTGTAATCTGAAAAAACTATATCTCATTAAATATTTACTCATTGGACCAAGAGCAATATTGCCATCATCATCTTGATACCTTTTAACAACTCCTTTTGTACTGTCTTGATCTACTCCATCCATTTCAACAGCACCAGGGTGACTGTTTACATTAGGAAAACTTGTAACCTGTTTAAATACTTTTGACTTCAATCCTATTTCTGTAACATCACAAACTTTAGTATTACTAATAGTTCCAATAGCTGCTTTTTGTAATGTTAATAATTCATATCCTTTATGAGCAGCTTTTAAATCTGCTGTACCTGTTCTAATATCAACAACTCCAGGTGTATCACATCTAAAATAAGCGTTTTGATATGTTTTAGAATTCCACATTGTATTACTTCTATCTATACAGACCACTAAAGCAGAACCAGCTAAATAAGATTCACCTATTTGAATAGCATCATCAGCTTCTTCTCTAGTGGCATCAACAGCAGACTTAACATCTTCTACACCCCAAGGTTCAAACTTACCTTCAAATTCTTCTTCTGTATCATAATCTGCAATAGTATATCTTATCGTGTCATCAACATTTAAAGGTGCATCGGTTCTATCTTGTTTTACATACTCTGTATCTGTAGGTGTTTTCATTGCGTAAAAAGAACAATATCTTGGAAAATTTGTTGTTATTTTTTTTCTTTTTTTATTAATATCTTTTTTGTTATCGCTTTCTAAATTTTTTTGTTTTAAAACTAATTCATAAGGAACTCTATATCTCATAGAGTTTGGCATGGGTGAATAAGCTCCAAACTGAACTTGTGTATTAGGTGCTCTAGTACCACTTACAATAGAGTCGGCAGCTGCACCACTTCCATCAGCAGCAGCATCCCAATCAACAGACATAACATCGTTCATAACACTGCCATTTCTATCTTTTTGTTTTGGCAGAGTTCCTTCGTCATACCTATTAAGCTCTTTAGGTCTACCACCTGCTTTTCTCATATAAAGTGCTATTTTTTTGTTTATATAATTTTTTAATAACAAATCACCTATTGCATAACCTGAAAAATCAGGTCTAGAACTCAAAGGTCCTAAACCAATCATAAATAATGCTTTTAATTGTTGACTACTTCCAAGACTTATCATTTGTGACCATAAAAGTCTTGTATTTACACGAACACCTCCAGAAACTTCTATATATTCTGAAGTTTTAGTTATTTCTTGTTTTGTAAATATTAACGGAACAATTTCACCTAAAGTTGCTAATTCCTGTACTGAATTAAAACCTGTTTGTGGTGCAAATCTTTTAGGACCTGTTTGACCAGCAGTTGTAAGACTAGGAGGAGTTTTTGGTGGTCTAGGCTTTGGTGCTAATACAACAGAAACAACTGTAAGAATAATTCCTAATGCAATCTGTGCTGCTGCGTTACCAGCTGCTACTGCACTAAAAAATGCTGATACTGCTGGCATATTGATAATATAAGGAATATCATCATATTCTTTAGGTCTTTTTCCGTTATATGCCTGTGTTAATTCTATAAAATACCAATATTCATCTTCTGTTATACCTATTGTTTTACATAATTCGACTTCTGCGGGGAGTAAGACTCTACGACCTCCAGGCCGTCTAAAGGACTCCATCTCACCCCCAATTCTCCGCAGTTTATCCATCCTTCCTCATAATAAACAGCAAGACCAAATCCATTATTAGATTTACATAATGCAACTGTACCTATATTAAACTGTTTTGTCTCATTTCCCCACCTTTCAAGTTCTTCTTTGAATATTTTATAATCTTTTTTACGAAATCTTCTATACCAATCTCTTGTAGGTTTTGGTGAATTTATCCCATAATATTTTAAAACTGTACGAGCCAAAGATAAGCAGTCTACTGCATGATGCTTTATCGGATCAGCACCTAATCTATAAGGCAAACCAATAAGTTGATGTGGTTTCATCTGTTTTGGATATCACTTGATACTGGCAGTTTACCAACAGCTTGTGTTGTTAATACAATATTTGGCACGTTAACACCAACTGCATCTACTGCACTACTTAACAAAACTTCTACAACTTGTGGATCGTAGGACAAAGAAGCAGCAAGCCATGTATCAGTTGTTAACGTAGTTGTAATGTTGTTAATATTATCATTAGCTGCAATGCAAACATTTACCTCAACAAAATATTTATTAGCAACTGCTTGTTGTGCTTTTGCCATACTTAATGGGTGATTAGCCAATATTAAATTAGATTCAATATTATCTCCTGATTTATTAATAGTTGTACCTTGATAAACAAAAGGTAAATAATAATATATTTGAAGTCCTCTATTAAGAACTGTGCCTGAATCAAAACTGATTGAATTTTCTGCAACTTTATTTTCTATATTTATTTGAGCATCATTGGTTTCACCTGCGAGTGTCATGTCATCAAATTTACCTCTTTTTGCATTTTGTAAAAAATATTTAGAATCTCTTACACTGTTTTCATTAATAGAAAATACTTCTACAAAAGTAACTATAGTTGTAAGACTCATAATCCAAGAGATGCACGTTGACTTCTAGAATTTCTTAACGATCCAATAACTTGTGCTTTACCTGCTTGAGCACCACGTTTTGCAGCAGCACCAATAATTTCAGGAACAGCAGATTTTGGAACGTACTCATCACCATTAAAGTTTAATGTAGGTCCTGTATATTCAACAACTGTGTTACCAGAAGAACCTGCAACTGTGCCAGATTCATGGCTACCACCTGGGATAACAGCACCACCTCTAGCACCTGCTGAATATCTAGACATCGCACCAGACATTTTAGAAGCTGGTATGACGTATTCTGGTTCACCGCCTTCACCAATCATTTTTAAACTTGCAGAATTAACATAGCCACCTTCTGCTAGTCCAAAGTTTGGTCCAGCAATTCCTAGTCCAGTTGTAGAACTATAATATCCACCTGCACTCATACCACCACCACCACCAAACATTCCACCAAAAATACTACTAAATGCTTTATTTAAAAACATACTTGCAAGTTGTTTTGCTACATCTGCTAATACCTGTCCTAATGTCTTAGATCCTTCAATTAATCCCATCACAGCATTTGTCATACCGCCAGCAAGAATTGACTCTATTTCTTTTTGAATTGCTACTTGTTCTCTTAATATTTTATTTTTTTTATCTTGTTCAATAACATTTTCTTTTACTACACCTAAATTTCTTAAATTAATCCGTAATTGATCCTTTAAAGCACCACTTGTTATTTGTAAAGATTGTATTTTGTCTATATCTCTATTTGCAGCTTCGCTTTCTATTTTTAACAATTCATCGACTGCTCTAATTTGACTTTCAATTTTTGCAAGATCGTTTTCAGCAGCCTGTTCTATTAAAGCTATTTGATTTGCTAATGCTGGATTTAAACCTGTTTTTTGAAGTTCTAAAATTTTATTTTCTAAATCATATTGAGTTTGTATTGTATTTATTAATTTCATACGTTCAACGCCTATTTCTTTATCAAATCGCAATCCTGCTTCTTTAGCAGATTTAATTAATATGCTATTTTTTAATATGTTTTGGTCAGCCTGTAATCTTTTTTTTAAATCTTCACCTGTTTCAGTTAAAGGTAAGGGAGCATTAAATGTTAGTGGATATTCGGGTTTTCGATTCATTCCTGGTTGAGGATCTCTTAACAAATTTTCAAGAGCTTTTTTATTATCCTCTAAAGCTTTAACAAGAGGATCATCTGTTCCACCTAAATTTTCTTTAGCTTTTTTTAAATCTATATCACCAAATGTATCAAGCACTGTATTAATTGCTCCTGCTAAAGTAGCTTTAATTTTTAAAGCAAGCTTGCTAGCAGATGCACCAAGAACTTTCATCGCTTCAGCAAATTCTTGTAAAGCCCTTACACCATCATTTCCAATTACTTTTGCGGTTTCTTTAGTAATAGCAGCTAATGCAGCAGCAGAACCTTTTGATTGTTCAATTAACCTTATTTCTGCTGCTCTAGTTGTACTTATAATCTTTAATTTTTCAATAGAATCATTAATATTGTCATTTGCAGGACTTAATGCTTTACCTAGTTCTGTAACTCTATCTCTAAAATTTATTACCCCCTGAAGAGCAGCAGTAGCAACAAGACCTCCTGCAAAACCACCCATCTGACCACCAAGTTTAGTTCCGATAGCACCACCAGCAAAACCAGCAGCACCTCCAAGTAATCCCTGTCCAAATAACAATGGGAACGCTCCAGAAATTAATCCGCTTCTTAATGCTGCTGAATTACTTCTATTATCAAATTTATTTCCCCGTATTATTCCACCACCGCCACCACCGCCAAAGCCTCCTCGTATTGATCCAAACTGTCTTTGCCTATTTTTTTCTTTTGTAATAAATTGTTCTGTTTTTAAGGTATTTAATGCTGACTCTTGCTGTGCTTTTGCTACTTCTAGTAGACCTTTTGAATCTGCTACTGATGCTCTCTTGATAGCAGCCCTAGCTTTATCTACTTTTAAACCTTGTAAACTTAATCTTTCTATCTGATCTCCAATATTTCTAGTCTTTATCATTGAAGCTCGTTTGGCTTCTAGTAACTGTGCTGTTGTTTTTTCAATCCTAACGGGAACAGCACCACCACCGCCTCCATTTATCTTTCCTGATAATCTAGAAATATTATTTAAAGACTTCTCTAAAGCTTGTACTTGTCTTAAGCCATCAACAATAACATTAATTTTTGCGTTACCAGCAGCCACAAACTTTTAATTTTTTTCTTATTCTACCTGCGTCTACGAATTTTTTCCATTTCTTTCTCTTGATCTTCATTTAAAACTTGAAAATAAGCACTCCAACCAATCACTTCTTCTAATGTCATTTTTCTTACATCAGAAAGACTCATTCCTAATTCTTTAGCAATACCAAACTGCAACATCATTAAATTATCTTTACGCAGTTCAGCACTTAAGATTTTGGGTCGATTTGCTCTTCTTCCTCCTGAATAATACTTAACATCAATTTTTGTAAGTCAGAATCTCTTACTTCGTTTTTAAGAACATCTATTTCACCCAACTGAAATAATTTTTGTCCTGTTTCATCCTGTGCTTTTGTTAAAAGTAGACGTAAAGCAAATTCATTAGCATCATCAGATTTTGCCATTTTTTGTGCTCTTTCTTTTTCAGCTAAAGTCAAAGGTGTTACCCACATTTCAAAAACAGTACCATCAGATAATGTGACTTCTTTTCTTGTAGCTTGTAGATTTGCAGCTTTACGCAAGCGATCAATAGCTCGCATAGTTTTGGTAGATGCCATAAATTAATATTATTACTATCTCATTCTAGTCTAGTTATTCAATAAACTCAACTATTTATGTAGTAGCGAAATCAAATGTAGGCTGTACAGCAGGTCTAAATTCTACACTTACTGTCTGTGCATCGTCTGGGTTAACATTCAATGATGCAGCAGTTAATGTAGCTTCAAACTCAATAAATCTACTTAATGTGTCACTAACAGAACCACCAGTAAATACTTGATCCATATATAGTTTCATAGCTGCACCTACTTGCTGTCTCTGTAGCACATCTTGAACCATGCGGTTTACCATTGCTGTATCTTCGTTTGTAAAATAAGCAGTAGCAGTACCTGTACCATCACCAAAACCTGCAATATATTTTCTAAATGGAGTGAATTGTGTTGGAGTAC